AAACAGCCCCGCTGCGCCGCCGCCCGACTTGTACGACCAATAGACAAACGTGGTGCGCGGGTCTTGCGCGCCCTGAAAGAGTTGCAGGTTGCCGCGGTCGAGATCGTTCATAAACGTGCGATCGACCTTCTCTCGGCCGATCTGCACAGGCACGCCGCCCGGCTCAATCTTGTGAAAGCCCTGCACGGAATGAAAATAGATGGTCTCACCGGCCCGGATGATCGAATAGGGCGCAAACACGCCCTCGTCCTGCATGATGCGGTCGATCTGAAACACGATCGGCGAACCCGGCACGTAGGTCATTCGGCGGATGGCCTGATCCTGGAAGATCACGCCGTTTTCGCCGCCGGCAACGCCCCGCACAATGCCGCCGTCCGGCAGGTCTTGATAGTCGGACGAGTTCGTGCCGCTGGTCCAAGTCGTCGTTGCGTTCAATCCAGACCACTGGATGCGGTACGGATTGGACAGCAGCCCCGACAGAACGACGAAGCGGCCGACAATATCGACGTAGGCCGCCTGCGGAGGCGATCCGCCGAGGTCCGCGAACGCGGTAGACGACGAAAGGTCGAACACCTGCGGCGCGACGTTTGCCTGCACAGCAATAACGAAGTTGCCGAACTGTGCAAACCGCCAGAGAGCGGTCGACGAGAGCGCAGAATAGATGCCCGTAGAGGAATGCGTTCCCGACTGCGAGCCCGAGGTATTGACAGCAGACCCGCCAACCGACGTTGACACTGTGAACGTGTCGGCCGTGGGCGTCGTCAGGACGTAATAGACCGTCCCGGCCGTCAAACCAGTTGGGAGCGCCCCTGTCGTGGAGAACACAACCGGATCGTTAACCGCGTACCCGTGCCCGGTCTTGGTGAACACGCCGGGAGAGGCAATCGTCACGGTGAATGTGCCGACCTTGCTAACCGGTTTCCACGAGAAATCCGTATTGTTCATCTGATACAGACGATCAGATGTGCCGACGAAGGTGATAACCGAGCCGTCAGACTTCAGCGCATAGAAGGCGCCGCGCGCCGCGGCAGGAAGTGCCTGCGAGTATGCGGAGAACGACGGGCAAGGTCCGTAGCCGTCCCCGCGCGGCAGGACGTTGAGAATGGTCTGCGTGCTCTGGCCCAGATAATCCGAAACGTCAGGCTTCCACTCGCCAAAGGGGAGCAGCGGCATCAGGTTTCAGTCCACGTTTCAGCCTGGCGCGTGACTTCGACCCACGTCTCGGCTTGCTTCGTCTTCTCGGTCCAGTTTTCCGACTCTTCGTCCTGCTCGGACCAGAAGCCGAGGCCGGTGATCTGCCCCAAGGCATATTCGCCGAGAGCGCCGAAGCCCATCATCAGGGCGTGACTCCGGGGAGCCACACAGTTGACGGGCCGGCGTCGTAACTCTGCCTGTGGCCGTGCATGTTCAGTTGCTCCACGCAGCTCGTAAAAGCCGCGCCCCACACAGCCGCGCGCTCGTCCTCTCGCATGTATGGGGTTGCCTCCAGCAGCACGCCGTAGAGATAAACGTCAGGCGCGAGGGACAAGAGCCAGTTGGTCGTGTTGGATGAGTTGAGGCTTGGAATGTTCGCCCGGTAGACCATCTCGAGCGTGTAGTCCTCGCCCGGCGTCGGCGCCAACTCCAGCTCATCACCAATGATCGTGTAGTAAATCGGCTGATCGCTCACGTTGTCGATGCTGTAGCGATAATCTTCAAGCTGCGACTGAGCCATGTACTCCAGCCGCGGCTTGCCAGTTACGCTGCTCAGCCGCACGCGGCGCATGGTCTGAAAGTCGCTCGGCAGGGAGATAAATTCCGGCTCGCTATCCGTCGTATCGACGCTTGCGGTCGATCGCGTTTCCATCGACGGATGGTGCAAAGTCCGGTTCAGCTTGGCCTCGCAAAGCACGATGAAATCGGGAATGCGCGCAATGAGCGTTGAGTCCTGATCCCGTGCCAGCCATTCTGTGACCGCCGTGACAAGCTCGGCATAGGTGGAAATTGCCATTAAGCCTTGCCTCGAAACGTTCGATACGGGCGGTTATTGTCGTGGTTGAGAAACCACTTCATGAAATCCTGATCGCCGTCGCGCAAACGAGGCGCAACGTCACGATAGAAGACGTTGAGCGGAACGCTCGCCATCTTCGTTCCGATCGCGTCGTCCCTGAACCGCTTGCCGTAAGAGTCGTTCAGGTCAGCCCGGTTCTGCGCAAGCAGCGATTCCTCAACGAGGTTTTCTGTCTTGCGAAAGCCGATGCCCTTTTCCTTATCGATCCAGTAGACGTAGTGACGGCGCAGGCCGTCGCTCGACATGCCGTCGAAAATCCACTGGTCATCAGGAATTCGGGAAGGATCAGCCTGGGAAAGCATCGGCGCGGGTTGCGAGGTTGAGCTTCACCAGGCGCTTGGCCTCTTCCATCGGAAGCTTCAGAACCGTGTCGGCCCAAACCTTCGTGTCGAAGCCAACGCCCGGAAACGGCGGCGGCGCCATCTCGCCCTCGATGAAGGCCGCCTCCTGCACCACGACAGTCTTCCCCGTGGTGTCCTTCTGGGTCTTTTCAGGCCGATGATAGCCAACCAATTCGTGCTCGCCCTGCGGGCGATAGTTCTTCAGGAGGCGCACGGGAAACATCTTCGGCGCGTCCTTGGGCAAAGTAAGGGTTGGCTTGTCGTTCGACATGAAAGCTCCTTTGAGGGAGAGGCCGCCCGAAGGCGGCCCCTAGTGGGTATTAGGTATCCGCGAACGCCGGGACGGTGGCCGAGAAGACCTGACCGTTGACGATCCAGTTGGTGCCGTCGCAGATCACATGAATGCGCGTGCCGGCGCCGGGGGTGACGACGTTGAGGAAGTCGTTGCTAGAACCGTTGGACCACACGCCGGCGTGGATTTCGTCGGCGCCAGCGCCCGCATCCGTATCGGCAAACGACACGCCGCCGAGGAAGTAGTTCGTCGCGCTCGCAGACTTGATTTTCCAGTCCTGCGCGTCAGCGGCCACGGCCTTGCTGATGAAGGTATATTCCAGACCCGCGGAAACGGCCGGGAGCGACAACGTGCAGGTTGCCGTGAGGTCCGGCATGATGTGAATCTTGCCGCTGTCCGCCGCCAGCACCGAATAAGACGCGGCGTCCGTGACGTTGACGAAGCGAGAGGCAGCAGCCGACCGCGCGTTGATCTCGGCGGCAGTCGCAGTGATACCCATCAGCTCGAAAGCGTTCGCGCTGTCGGCGTACTTGGGTTCGTAATTGTCCGATGCATCCAGCATCAGAAGAATGTCGGACGTGGTGGCGGTCGTGATGTCGGCCGCAACTTCCGCCATCGCGTATTGCAGCTTGTTCAGGATGCGTGAAGTCGTTTGGTTCTGGTCAGCGCCAGCAGAGAGAGCCATCGAAAGATTCCTTCGGTTCTAAATGGGCCGGGAGCGCCCATGAAAAAGGGGCGAGCCGAAGCCCGCCCCAAGGTTGATGATGTCGAGAGACTTACGAGACGGCGGCCGAGAACGGATCGGCTTCGGCGCCCGAGGACACGAGGAAACCTTCCACGTTCCAGAAGCCCGCCTTGTAGTCGGTGAACCGAACGCGCGAGCCCGAAAGGCCGCCCGTGGTTGAACCGTTCATGGTCAGCGTGTCGTCGTTGTCGGAGACAAGGAAGGTCACGCCGGCAATGTCGGTCGAGATCGACACGCCGCCGCGGAACTCGTCCGTGGCATTGGCCACCGCAATAACCAGGTCGGAAGTGACGGTCGTATGAACAACGATCTCATACGTGTCACCCTTGCCGGTTGACGCGGGAAGCGTAATCGTGCCGCCGCCCGCGGCGTTGTGAACGACGACCGTCCCGGCATGCGATTCCCGGTCAAGGGTCGTCGTGCCGGTGATCTCGATCGGTTGCATGAAGTAAGACATGTGCGATTTCTCCTTACGTCGAGGCCGTCAGGCCGTAGAGGTCAGCCGCAACGCCGTGCGCAGCCTGGTTGTTGACCAGCAGCGTGTACTCGGTCACGAGCACGCGCTTTTCCGCGTCGCCGGTCTTGGCGGGCTTCACGAGCTGGATGTCGTCGAACACGCCGAGCGAGATCATCTTCGGATCGATCAGGAAGGCGTTGCGGGTGATGGTGGCGCCGGCACGAGCCATCTGACGATTCGGGACAACCGCGATCAGGCCGAAGTCCGACTGGTACATGTCGGCCGCGGCGACGATCGTTGCCTGGCTCTTGCCCTTGACTTCCTTGCGCAGCGGAACAACGTCCGCGTCGTCCATGAAGCGCGAGAAGACGGTCTTTACGTAGGGGCTGACCATCAGCGTCGAGGGGTTGCCGCCCGCGTTGTAGGTGGACAGGATCACGGAATCCAGAATCGCCTTGGTGAAGGCGCGCTGAGTGCCGTTGGTCGCCGCGTCCACAACGCTGGTTGACGAGTTGAAGCCGCCGGACGCGCCGCCGGAACCAAGCTCGTCGTTCGACGCCAGCCACGCGCGGAAGCCGCCAAGCTTGCGGTTGGTCGCGCCGTTGCCGGTGCCCGCAGTCGAAGCCTGGTTGGACAGGCAGATGACTTCCATGTCGGTACGCAGCTCGACGCCCTTCTTCGCAACCTCGCGAGCCAGTTCCGACTTGCGGCCGGCCTTGGAGGTCTTGTCTTGGGTGCGCGAGATGATGATGCGCTTGTCGCTGATCTGCGTGTAGTTGCCGACGCGGGTGGTCGCCGCGATTGCCTCATACGTCCAGTCGTTGCCTTCCGGCTGGTTGTTGGACGTATCGGGCGAGGCGAGCGTGTCGGTCTGCCACTCGGGGTGGACAGACGAAACCGGCTTGCGGCCGATCAGGGAGAGGAAGGGGGTTTCCTCCGGGGTAATCTGGTAGATTTTGTCGGCCAGCTCTTCGCGGTTGCCGACAGCATCATACGTCTCAAACGTATTGCTGACTTGAGCCATTACGGCCCTCCTGTTGAGTTAAAGATCGAGGTCCATGAGCGAGCGCACGCCGACATCGAAGTCGCCGGTCTTGCGCAGTTGCTCGGCCCTTGCGGTCTGCTCGCGAGAGGTTTTGTCCTTCGGGTCCATGCGGCGCTTGCCCGTGAGAACGGGTTTTGACTGCACGGACTGTTTGACGGCCGGGATGTTCTTGCGTGCTCGGCGATATGCCGCGAGATCGCGGTAAACCCGATACAGGCGATGGTCGATTGCATTGCTCAGCTCTTCAGCCGAGAAGCCGTATTCCGCCATCGTATCGACCGACTCGGACCAGAACTTGCTGTAGACCGCCGGCTTTTCAAGCTCCGGCATTGCCTCCAGAAGCAGCTTGGCTTCCTTATCGACCAACTCCTGACGCTGCCGCTGCTGCTCCTGCGTTGCGCGGGCCTGATCGCCCTGCGCGGCTTGTTGCAACTTGGACAACACCCCAACCTTCTTGTCGTAGTCAGCCTTTTCCGCCAGATACCGGAGCGGATCGTAATTGGGCGAACGTGCGTCCAACAACGTCTCATCCGGTGCGGGCGGCAAGAACTGCTGCGAAATTTGAAGGATGAAATCCCGCTGCTCCTGCAAAGAGCGAGCGTATTG